CGATTGATGGCAAGCTATGCTCACCAAGGTTTAAACTACGGACGCTCCCAACTGAGCCGGTGCTCGACAAAGTAAGCGTTCCGCCATTTCCGGTATCGGCCATTCTGTTTCTCCTTTATGAGGTGGTCGTCCGATAGGTTACGAAAAAATCTAACGTCGTAATGAATCGCCTCTCGTCCGAACCCACTTCGGGTCTGAGAAACGCATATTGTTCACCGCTTGCTAAACTGATCTCATGGATGAATTGACCATTCTGATCACCGCGATGTTTCTTCTCTAACGCCAGCCTCACTGCGTCTGCTAACTGATTTGCTTGCAGTCTTGTGTCCGCAAGGCAATCGATCTGTATCCTAGCACGGGAAGCATTCACTATTCCCGTCAAATGTTCATTTGGCAAAGTGTCGATGACTGTATAAACAATCACCGGCATTGCAACCTGCTCTGGAGGCACATCGCTGAACATGCGAGTATTAACCAAAGCAGCAACCGAGGAATCTGCTAGCGTCAATGTTCGTATCGTTGCTCCGATATCAGGCATTGATGATCCTCGTTATTTCTTGTTTCAATATTTCTTTGATCCGGCGATCTACTGACGATTCAGTTTCGTCTTTGCTGCTTCGCCAAAACCCAACTGGCGGCGTTTTTTTATCATTTTGCCCAGCATACTTATGACCAAAGATGTACTTTTCGTGGCCGTATTCCGCCATCGCTGCGTACGTGTTCGCCTTGTCTTTTGTCGTAACTCTAACCTGAATTATATGTTTAGGAACATCTTTTTTGTGTCGTCGAGGACTGGTAATTCCTTTGCTCAATGCACCGGGAGTCACATTCGATCCCCACGCTGGTCGATCATATGACGAGCCATCTAAGTTGCCCGCCTTTCTCCTTACTTCTTTAGCGAAAATCGTTGCAGCGTTCCGCATCGCTTTATTCAATCCGATTTCTCTTACTTCAATTGGCAACTTTTTTAGCAAAGCCTCGACATCTCTTGTTTGCTTAATGTGAAGCCTTATACCTGGCACTGCCATCAGATGTTCCTCTTTAGTTCGATTCTCATCTGTCGCCGCCTGCCCTCTGGATCGAAGACACTTACAACGTTGTAAACAATGTCATCGATAATGCATCGCATATCAGTCGTAACATTCTTGCCGCCATGATACTCGCCATGCAGAACATGCGTCGTTTCTGGCTGAACTTGACGACCTCTGAGAACTTCCCCGCCTCTAACGGTCTGAAAGCTACATGGGTAAGCAACGATTTCATCTGACCAACTCGAGCCAGATTTGAAATCGTAGTTACCATGTGCGTCCTGCACTTTGTTGTGCGTCTGGAAAGTAACTCGATACTGCCTGCGACCTTGCATCATGGATAAGTCTTCCTCATTGCAGTCACTAGCAGATTGTCATATGCATCATGATGTCGTTTACGATAGTCATCGCCACGATCTTCAAAGTACATCCCGACCTGCAACAGGATTAGTTGCTTAAAAATGGCAGGCACGTTTGCAGCAGTTCCATAACCGACTGTCATCGAGACTTCGATTCCGTTGTGCTGTGAAGCATAACTCGGCCATTCTTGGTCGTACTTTAGGTAAATCAGTTGCTCTCTAGCATCGAGCCCATAAACCGACGTAGCGAGCGTCTGCTGCACGTTGCTATCGTCGTAGTAGGTGATGCTTGATATCGAGCTAACAGGTCTTATTCCGATCTGTATGGGCTTAGATTCCTCTGGGAAGTCACGCAACCGCAGTTTGTACGTCTGCGTTATAAGTACGCAACTCGTATCGTTCTCAACTCGTTCACGACCCAGTTGAATCGTCCTTGCTAACTTTGCGTCGTGATGATTGTCGCTTGGCAACAGTTCCAGGTGATCTTTTGCTTCTGCGACGGTCACTGGTTCCGATGCTGGCGCGGTCAGCCGTATCAGACTTTGATTTCTTACCATCGCTTAAGATCTCTGCTACTTTAATACGCTCGATTAACAAGTTCGCTACACCATCGGAGACCTCGAGGGCGTGACCAGCTTTCCAGCCACGCCACGCCCTTTTCAATCTAACCTTCATTAGACTCGCAGAACGGTTTCTGCACCCATGTCAGCCGAGCTAACAGGAGACACAGCACCTTTGCTAAGGATAGCAATAGCGGAGCCGTAAGTACCGGCAGCACCGTCACCAGCAGTTGCGACTAGGTCGAAGTATCGCTTTTGACCGCGAAGGTCAACTTGGAACACTACGACATTGTTGTCATCGGTAGCACCGGGAAGAGCAGCAGCACTTCCATCGATGTCCAAGTCTCCATCGCAGTCTAGACCGCTAACGTCAGCAAAGCCGCTTCCGCTGGAATCGCTCGACTGCAACTTAAGAGCAGCCATAGCAATGTCGGTTGCACCGAGGTTGAACACGACGGTGAGGTAATCAAAATCGAGAGTGTCGATTTCGTTCGATGAGAACGAAGCATTATCGACGATAGCCGCTGGTGCGATGACCTGCGAGTATTTAGATGCTTGCAGTTGATTCATTTTAAAACCTAAGAAAAAGTTGCGTTCGGAGAAAAGCCTCCCCAGCGAACTGAGGAGGCATCATTCAATCAAGATCAGCTAGCGGCAGTCTTGAGTGCTACGATTGGACGAGTGCGAATCGTATCGCCTCGCTCATGCACGTTGATTGCAACTCGCTCGGTGCATTTGATGCCGATCAAGTCGTTCTCGAAGTAGCGATCGACGCTAACCTGAGTGCTTACGCTACGTCGGTTACCGATGGTTGCTGCAAGACCGAGGTCTCCAAGGTAGCAAAGAATGCTAGATGCAGCCGCTCCGGTTTCGCTAGGAAGAACCTGAGCAAACACAACTGGGAAGCCGAGGAATCGACGCTCAGTTCCGTTAGCGATCTCAGTTCCGCTAGTTCCGCCAGCAGCATTCATCAGTCGGCACATCGAAGCGTAGTAAACGCTGCTATGCACGAACCAAACCGGATTAGCACCAGCGTACTGTGGCAACAATCCAGCGACGTTCTCGAAGTCAGCGAGATCAAGAGTGCTTGCACCGACGTTGCCGGAAACAGCATCTTGAATTGCAGCTGCATTCAGAGCGTTTTTCAGACCAGTCACACCACCGTATGCACTAGATCCATCGCCATTGAAACCTGCTTCATCGATCTTGTCAGCCATAGCATAAGCCATGGATCGAGTGATCATTTCAGCAACGTCAACAACAGAATCTTCGTCAAGCTCGCTCGAGACTTTGGTGAGGCAAGCAATCTTTTTGGCGATCAGTTCTGCACCACCGATGTCCTTGTCGGATTCGGTGATTGCACTTTCTTCGCCAACCCAGTATGCCGATACGTCAGCAATGTCTCGAGGGACAAATACGCTGTCGCTAGCCATCGGATAGTTGCGAGCATATCGTGGGAAAACGCCTCGCTCTTCGCGAAGACGAACCAAAGATCGCTCCATTTCGTCTGGGACGAGGAAACCACCTTTGGCGTTGCTACCTTCGTTCTGGGAGTTGCGGATCTTCAATCCATGCGAATCACAGAACCGTGCAGCACTCTCGCTTCCGAACAAGCCAGCCAAGATGACGTTACCAGCAACGTAAGCATCTCGCTGATTGTCGTAGCAACGAAGTGCTCTAGACGACTGAGCACGGGCAGGAACCACAACTTGCTTCGCAGCAACTTCTGGTGCGTCACCAAATGCAATGTCGCCACGCTCTACGCGAGCTTGCAACTTCGATGCTTGGCGTGCTTTAGCTTCTAGGTCTTCACGCTTGATTGCGTTCTGCAACTTGCCGGACTCAAGATTATCGGCTTGGTCAGCAAACTGATCGAAAGACTTTTGCTCGTCGTCAGATAGCTCTCGCTCTTCGCTTTTAGCTACATCTACGATTGCTTGTGCCTTGATACGCAGTTCCGAGATCTCGTCTCGGATTTCATTAGATGATTTGAGCATTGTGCTCCTCCAAGTGATGGACTGGTCGGAGCATGCGCAAAGCTAGCCCAGACCGTTAGTACAAAAACATTTTTCTGTACGATCGATCACGAGGCTGAGACGCTAACGAGTGAATCAGTTTTCGCGAACTGTCGTTTGATCATTGAAATATAAAGATACCAAAAATCGCGTCAAGAAAGTTTTGCACGATTTAATCGATCTTGTGCGTCTCGCCTCTTTGCAAATGATGCCAAGGTTGCTGCTTTTGCTTTCTTTGCATCGGCAGCATCAATTTGCTTCACCAATTTGTTTGACCAAGATTGACCTGCATCGCCTCCCCATAGAGCCCATGCAATCCTTCCAGCAGACGGATAGCCATCCTCGCCAGCAGAAAATCCATCTGCCTGCTTGTCAACCTCATGCCTTGCGAAGAATGACTTCATCCGTTTTGCAGTGCTTGGACTAATGCTCTTTCCGTTTTTTAGATCCCTTGCCCGAGCGACACCGACTTCGGTTCCACCTCGATTGTACTCGGCTCGCCACTCTAAACCCTTGGCTGCTTCGTTTCGTACGCTCTCTGGTGGCGTAAAGTCAATGTGATCGTACTTAGCAGCCGCGAAGATAACTTCTTCGTAAACTTCCATTTCCTCGGTATCTTCATATCCTGATATTGAATCAACCAATCCTTCGGCAAGTGCCTCGGAAGCGGTGTAATACTTGTCTTCTTTCATAACGTTGAGAAAGTACTCTTTGTCTTTCTTGCTCTTCTTTGCATAGATCGATGCGATCTCGCCTCCAATCTTGTCGAGCAGTTCTGCTACGGATCTAAACTCTTTCGCGTCTCCAACCGCCGCTGTCCATGGATTGTGAATCATGAGCATGGAATGCTCGCCGTCCATGACTAGCTCATCAGCACCCATTGCGATAACAGAGCTGATAGATGCAGCAATGCTATCCACGGTCACCTTAACCTTGCCGGGGTACTTCTTTAGTTGGTTATAGATCGATATTCCCTCGAACACATCGCCACCGTCACTCTTCATGTAGATGTCGATATCATCGCCACCGAACATGTCCAGAGCTTTCATAACGTCTACATCGCTGATTCCATTATCGAAGTACGAACCAATATTGCCGTACACTCGCATCATCCTTAGATCTTTGTCTGCATCGAACATTTAGTTTTCCTCGTTTAAAATAGAATCTGCGAGCCATTCAGCTTTGTTTGTCCAGTTGTTTACGACTTCTTCAACTGCATCGGGCAAACCTTCTTTGGTGACGGTTCCAGCGACATCGAGCAATTGAGACTTGTTCTTTGCACAATAGTCCGACGCGACTTGCTGATCTCCACCGAACTCTGCCACTGCCTTAGCCAAAGTCTTTTGCCACTTCGGATACCATGCATTAACCCAGTTGTTAAAGTCTGGATGCCGCTTTGCAGAATCGCTTGCACGCTTGGACTCTACACCAATTAGGTGCTTCATTCTGGCAACGATAGCCAGTCGATTTGAATCCTGAACTTCAGCGATGTCATCTGATTCGTCCGGCACATCTTCAGTCGTCAGAGCGTTGCCGGGAGTGATAGCCGGATTAGCGTACTCATCTCCTCCTTCGTAGGGATTCATGCTAAGTTTTAGTCTCGCCTCATTTGGCGAGTAGATCCTAGCAGCAATACCAGCAGACAAGGTTTCCATCTTTGTTCTTGCGTCCGATCTTAGCAGTTCATCGACATCAAACTTGAAGAAATGCGACCTTTGGTTTCGGTCAGAAATTAGCTTCTGATCACATT